GAGCGGATATTCCACGACGTCTGATACATCGACGCCTCGGCGGTGTCAGCAGTGACGTTGCTCGCGCTCATGTCGCGGCCTTCGCAGTATCGTCCCGAGCTCTCGCGCGCGCCGAGCCCCAGCAACAGCACGAACAACGCACGCAGCGTATCGATGCCGTCATGCGACGTGTCCATATTGATCGCCTTGAACTTGTCGCGATACCACGACAACGCATCGTAATCGGGGAGGTTACGATCCGCCTGCGCTGCCGTGGTCGCGATGGAGTGGCCCTGCAACAATCGTGTTGCCGCCAGCCCAAAGCACTGGGCGATGCCGGCGGTGTAGCCGAGCGGTAGCTTGCCGCGATCCTTCCACGCGTAGTTGGCGATCTTCGAGTTAGCGGCGAGCTCGGCGATCCTACGCGCCTGATCCGCCGGCATGCGGTCATTGCCCGACGCCTTGGCGTGCTCCAGATAGTCGAGTGCGGCCCACGTCTTTGGGCCGACGATGCCGTCAGACGTCACATCCTCGCCATAAGCCGCTTGATAACCTTGCACTGCTGCATCGGTTATGGGTCCGAAGTCGCCATCCGCCGGAAAGACGCCGAGCAATGTCTGCACGTACACAACGTCGTCACCTTCATCGCCGAGAGCGATGGTTCGCCGCCCCGGCTCTTCCGCAGGAATCTCCACCATCGGCGGCATGATCACCGGTTCATCGGGATCGATCGGAGGCTCTGCTTCGATGTTCTTGCCAGCCAACGCAGAAGCCAACGCAGCGCAGATCGCGCCGAACTCCTCCTCGTAAGTCGCGGCATCCGTGGAGCTATCAACGAACACCACCTCGACCAGCACAGATTTCTCAGCCGTGGAGTTCAGGAAGAACAGGTTGTCGCGATACTTCGGCCCGCGATTCGGTAGCGATGTCGCCTTGGCGATGCCGTCCGCGACCTTCTTCGCCAAATCTTTCTGCGTGAGGTACAGGCACTCGGTGCCCATCGCGGCGCTGGTGGTTTGATACGCATTGAAGTGGATTGAGACATCGAGCGTGCGCGACTGACCGTTGTGCCAGTTGACGATGCGGTTGAGGTTCTCGTTCTGCGAATGGCTCCAGTCATCGTGATAGGTCTTCACGTCGACGCCGGCCTCGCGCAGCAACCGCGCGGTTTCGTCAACGACGTCGCGCGCGCAGTTCACCTCGTCCAGATATCCAGACGCACCGCGAATGTACTTGCCGTGGCCTGACGACATGCAGATCGAAACCATAACGTGCTCCTATTGTGAGATCGGCGGCGTCGGCGGGTTGGCCTGCCTGATCCGTTCAAGCTCTTCTGCGGTGAAGGTCTGCTCGCCACTGATCGGTGGTGATGGCGCGCCGGGTTCGCCTGCCAGCGGCGGTGGCCGATCTGGCGTGAACGATGGCGTGAGCTCGTTCGGATCATCCGCCGGAGACCACGACTCGCCGGGGTCGTAGTAGGGATCATCCTGTCCCTGCGCATACGCCTCGTCGCGCTTCTTCTTCTTTTCCTCGGTGTCGCCGTCCTGCACCCACTCCATGCCGCCGCCAGTGCCCATCGGCGACCGCACATTGACGCGCGTGGTGAAGCCGACGCCGCGCGTGTAGTTGTGCTCGACCTCGGTCATCGTGTAGGTGCCGTCGACACCGGGGCGCGCGCCGTCGATGCGAATGAAACCGTTGGCTTTGGCGTTCGGCTCGCCGTTGATCAGCACCCAGCCTTCGCCGCGTCGCGTCTCGCTGTCCGCGCCTGTGCCCTTGTTGGTCTGTTCGCCGGTCGCCTTGTCGGCCACGGAATTGACCGCATGCGCAATCGCATTGGTGCCGCCGAACGGCGTGCCGCCGGAGACCATGCCTTTGACGTCTTCCCAGCCACCCTTGAAGGTGTCGAAGAATTTCGATTGCGCCTGTCCGTACTGCGGACGACCGATGTACGGCTTGATGCGCCAGCCGATCAGGTTGATGCCCCAGATTGCGTCCACGGTTGGCATCTTGTCGCCGGCAGCGTTGACGCCTTCGGTCTTGCCGATCAGAACAGCGGTGCTCTTCGATATCTTGAATAGCCCGCCGGTCTCCTGCGCGATGCGCTTGCCGAGGTTCATCGGACTATCGTTGACGTGCCAGTAGTCGCGCGCAATCTTTTCCATCTCCGGCGACATCGCCACCGACAGACCGGCGGCACCGAACACCTTGGTCATCATGTCCTTGAGCGGAATCTTGCCCTTGCCATCGCCTTGTTCGCTGTCGTCCTCCTTGCCCTCGCCGAAAGCCATCTGCACCACTTCTTTGGCGAGGCCTTTGCTGTTGGCTCCCTCGCCGTCGATCCAGAGACGGCGACCGCCACCGCGTCGGCCAAATCCGGACTCGGTCTTGGTCACCCAGCCATCGAACACGATCACCAGCCCGGGACCGCCGAACTTGGCTTCCTGCTCTTTCTGTTGCGCCGTCATCTCCATGAAATTCTTCGGAATGTTCTTGAAGCCCACCGAGCCGCGACCGGTGTCGATCAGGCGCGGACCGTCGCCGGCCCAGCCGAGACAGACCTGAAGCTCGGCACCATCTGGCGGAATCTGGAGCTCGGCATTGCGATCATCGAGTTCGAGATGGCACGTATCCATGCCGCCTTCGAGATTGTCGACGGTCTGCACCGAGATCAGATACGGGTGCAGCCGCGTCGAGATGTCCTGACCGTGCACGAGTATCTGGCACATCGCGTGCCGGCGCGGACCTTGATGCTCAGCCATTACGGTTCTCTTCTGCGTCTTGCGTCATGTTGCCTTCGGGTGTCTTGCCCCACAGCACCACGGTGTTCTTGCGCTGCGGTACGCCGCTCAGGATGTCGTAATCAATCGGGATGCGTAGTTGCGTGCCGACCGGAAGGAATGGCGAGGTGCGATGACACTTCGCCAGATGCGGATTGTCATCGAGCAAGCGCTCCAGCATTTTCGGTGCGCGGTTGCGATACCTGCGCCACAGGATGATATCGGCGGTGATGTAGTCCGAGCCGACCGTCACCAAATCATAACTCGAAACTGTCATGCGACATCCGCCTTGTACATCTGCATCGTGTTGGATGCCGGATCGTTCGGGATCGGCACGCGCTGGAACGCAGCCTCGAACTCGACCTGTTGACCGACACCGTCCATTGCCAGAAACGAGTGCCCGCGATGCAGCGTCTCGATGATGAACCAGCCATAGTGCCAGCCATCGCCGCGCATCAGGATGTGCGCCTGACCTAACCTGCGCATGTTGTCGAGCACATCGAGATGAAACAACCCGCCGGCTGAATGCTCCTTGCCGACGTGCTGTTGCAACGTCCCGGTGTCGCTGTCTAGCGTCGCCTTCGGTCCGTCCGTCTGTTCACCGATGCCACGCCCGCGCGACTTGCGCGCGAAGAAATGCGGGAAGACCTTGCCCTTCAGCGTGATCGTCTCGTCGCTCTCGCCAACCCACTCACGGTACATCGCCGCGCCCGCGATCTCCTTCTTGGCCCAGTCGGCCCCGGTGTGGTGCGCATAGTTATCGACGTTCATCGGAAAGACCTGAAATTGAATCGGTCCCCACTGAAACATCACCCAGTTCGACATCAGTCACTCCTCAAGAAGTCGTCCCACTCGCACGCCGGCCCAATGATCGGTCTCCACGGTCGCTTGGTTCTCTGTCTGTCGTCCTCACCGCCGCCGCTCTGCGCGCGAATGCGCTCACACTCATCGCGATCACCACGAAAGAACTCAGTGACCAAGATGTTGCGGTTAAAAAACTCGATCTGGTAGGTGACGACCCATTCGTTCATGCAGCCCCGATATCACTGTAAGAATTCCAGCGCGCCTCGCGCACCTCTCGATCAGCACCGCGACGCATTGATGCGCGCGCGAACTGCACGTCGTTGTCGTTGACCTTGAGGTTGACGCGCTGCTCGACGTTCTGATCTGCCGGCGCGCCACGGCTTTTAAGGAATGGGCTTTTCTCGTAAGCCTTTTCGCGATCCTCTTTTTCTTCTGCCGGTGTGGCCTCGACTACAGATGACGGCGTCTCATTGCTCTTGCGCGCGTCGATCTGCTTCTGGCGCGCCGCCGCCACTTGCTCCGGCGTCATCATCCGCTTGAGACCACGCGCGACCGCTGCGCGCTCCTCGGCTGATCCAGCATAAGCGCCGAGCCCTTCACCGACTACGCCGCGCGATCCAGTGATGCCAACGTGCACCTTGTTCGGATCGCTCATATAGCGTGCGCCAGTGCCACCAGCGCCTGCCGCTGCTGCCTCTTCCATGAATTTGATGCGACGGGGATCATCGAGCGACAGCACCTTGCCGGTCTTCGGATCGAGGATGTCGATGTCGGCGGCGCGACCGCGATCATGCCGCAACGATCCGGTGCGCTTTGCTCCCGGCGTGCCAGCCGCAGGCTGACCGCCCGATGTCACCCTGATCTTGACGTTAGAATTCTCTGCGGCCAACTCCATCGCGGTCTTCAACTGCGGATCGATTGGCATCCTGCGCGTTCTAGCAACCTGTCCCTG